CCCCAGCGGCATTGAAGCATTCCACTTCGGGGCCGTCGAAGTCTTTGTTGTTTACACGAGCAGTCACCGCGGTTTCGCCCCCAACGGTTTGCACCGTGAGCGAGACATGCGTGATGGCGCGATACGTCTTAGTGATCTCCAGATCTTCGCCGCTCGCGTCGATTTGTTGATCGTTCACGTATTCCGTGATGTCCGGCGCATCGTCGATAATCGTGATTTCCCGGACCCGCGTTTGAATCTGCGTCCCGAAGGACCGGAACCGGAATAGGTATTCGTCGATGTCTTCGAGTTGGATGCCGTTCGGGACAGGCTCCCAGCCTTCATCATAGTACATCTCTTGATCGTCTAAATCGTCAGGCAAGTACTGTTCGCTCGAATCGACTTCGGCAAGCGTTATCCAGTCGCCTTTGGCGTACTCGATAATCCAGCTTTCCGCGGATGCATTCACATCGAACCGGATGCTGGCCGGGATGTTCGCGGACACCGGCGTATAGGTGAAGCGGTATTCGAGTTCCTCAAAGACGCCATCGTAGAATGGATCGTCGTCTGCCCCGTAGAGTAGTTCGTCCGGCGCCCCATACATTGTGTCCTCTGTCGCGTGGCTCAGGATGTCGCCCGAGACCGGATCGATATCGCCGCCAAAGATTTCGCCGGGCCATGACGGATGTAGCTCGGTTGTGCGGATAGCGTTGGCCGTTTCGAGATCCCCAATATTGAGCGTGATTGTGGCTGCGATAGTGGAGTAGTTACCGGTGGTATCAAGGGCTTTGATGAAGTAGGTGCGCTGCCCGGCCGGAATGTTGTCGAGCCGGAAATAGAGGTCCGTGATCACGCCTGTGTGAATTGGGACGGCTTTCTCCCATGTCGCAAAGTCCTCTTGCCCGGCCCGGATCTCGAAGCCTTTGAGGTCAAGCGGCGGATCGTAGTAGTTCCAGCGCAGTTCCAGTTCTTGACGAAAAAAGGATTTCACGTCCGGCGGGGGATTGCCTTTGCCGATCACAGTGATCGCTTCCAGCATAGTCCAAGCCCCCGCCTTGCCTGTCACCGTGACATATCGCGCCCGGACATCGTATATACTTTCGTCAACCACGGGGCCAACAGAGATCGCCGCGATGTCCCCGGTGTGCATCGCAACGGGTTCCCATTCGGTTTCGGACCCAGTGACCCGCAACTGGGTCTGCACGCCGCCCAGGTTAGCCACGCCGCCATACCCGATGCCCGAGGGCCGCGTGAAGTGGATCTGTATCCGGCTCTCGATTTCTCCGGTGCGACCCATTACAAGCGCCTCTTCATCGGTCACAATGGACGCGACAATAGGAGCCTTGGGTTCAGGTTCCCGGATAATGGGCGACTAAGGTAAGCCTGGCGGCCTCTTTCGGCTGGGAACGGATCGAATGGACAATGCAGGATTGAGTCTCAAGGTTCTGTTCCCCATAGGCCAGCAGATCGCCCACCGCAATCCCAGTCTGGGAAGACTCGAAGGTGAGCGTAGTTTGATCCCCCGCCACGGTGTTCACGTTGGCAAGAAAAATTGTGCCGTCGGCTTGGCGGCCCCGGACCGCGTAGTCCTTGCCCGATTCCATCGGGAAGGCATCGTCCACTGTGACACCGGTATAGGGACCGCCGCCGATCAACGTCTTGATGCGTCCCTGGCCGCTGCCCCAGAGATTGACCCAATGGCCTACCCTGACAAGATCCCCGACTTCGCACACAATGTTTTCGATGTCCAGGTTGATCTCGATGATTTCGGACCGGAGTACCGCTGCCCTATAGAAGTACCGGCCCATGTTCCATGCCTGATCGGAATTGGTGACGCCGAAGGCGGTCATGGTCTCAAACACGGTAGCATTGGATTCGTCGAACCCATCGTTGTAGACCACGCGGGTGGCCGGGGAATAGTCCAGGGTGGCATCGTTGTAATTCACCTTGATCCCATGAGGTAGATCCCGCAGTGCTCGGGCCGCGGTGAAACCCCAGGAGTTCCGGGGCGTGATGACTTGAACCGGCGGGCCGGACAACGGCATGTCGATGGCGACAGACCATTGCCCATCTCGCAGAATAGGCCGCGCCCTGCCAACTGTCGCAATGGATTTGAGAGCGTCGAATACCGTTTGATCCCTCGTGAAAGTGGCATTGAATTGGAGCTGCTTCAAATCGCAGTAATCGGCCCACGTCTTCATTCGCACCATGTCCACGGAGTCTTGGTCCAACGGATTGCGAGCGGTTGGACCCATGAGCACGGCGCAATAGATCCATGCCGGGTTCGAGGTGGTCGCCTTGGGCCAATCCACGTAGTCGCTTTGCACTTCATCCCAGACCGGCAGAATGGAGAAGGCCAGACAACTGAACGATTCGAGGAACCCGGATAGCTGGTCTGTCGCGGTAACCGATATTTCAATCGCCGCTACACCTTGAGCAGGCATCGCGGCTTGCGGTAGCGTGCCGGATAGCGTAGCCCAGACCGCCTTTTCGTGGATCGTCGATTGGTCCGGGCTTTCGTTCGAGACGCGGCGAATCCTCACATCGTACTCGCCTTCCGCTACAACCCATGACCGCTCTGCCCTGGCGATTCCGCGCTCGGCCCGAGATACCCGCCAGTTGCCCGAGGGATACCGGTAGTTTATGAAGTCGAGATCTTGCTGGACAAGGACGAACCGTATCCACCACGGAAAAGAATAGAGGTTGGTGTTCTGTTCTTGGAGCACATAGTTGTTCACCTCGAAGAGGCATTGAATCGCTTCGGCGATGTTGTTGACAATGTCGATTTGGTCCGTGAAAGACGCTACCCGTTCATTCAACTCGCCGATGGTGAACGTGGCTTGAAGAGTGACATAGTCAGCCACGAGGGTTCGGATGCCCGCCAACGTGGTCTCTTGGGCTCCCGACGTGGTAGCTACCGTGAGGCTCCGGAAATTGATCCAGTTCATCATGTTGCCGATGGCTATGAACAATTTGAGCGTTAGAATCCTGTCGCCAACGTCGATCAGTTCGATGGCGTCGAACGCATCGCTGAGTTCGGTACGACAATCTTCCAGCCACCCGAATATGAACGAATTGGTCAAGTCATCGTAGCCGCCTACTCCGATCACATCGCGACGGCTCGCAACCGCGGTCCACGGTCCGTCATCGTCGATCACTGTCCCGGTCCTCTTGAATTCCACCTCGAAGTCAACCGAGTGAAACTGAGGGCCGAAGTCGGTGTGCCGGTACAGCCCATCGGGGAATGCAACGGCCACCGTGATTAGCATGACCCCGTCGCTCGTGGTTCTTTCGATCCAATCGGAGGCGGTAGGATCCGCGATGGCCGGATCGGCCGGCAACTCGGCGTCAATGACGATCTGGTTAACGTCCTGGGAATAGATGGCTTGGGGTTGCAGGTAGGATTGTTCGGGATAGGTTCCCCCGGCCCGGATGTTCATTGTCACGCCGTCGAATTTGGCGATATCGGTATCGCCGATCTTGAATTCGGAGAGCTTGTACTCGCCTTGCCCGATGGCGAAAATGGCCCGGAGTTCCTGCGTGTTGCCATCGACGCGGGTATAGGGCCGGGCGCCATGCTTTGGCCACACCCGCATTAGGCCAAATGTCTGAGGCAGTATCCCGCCCGCTTCGAGCCGGTTCCGGAAGTTGGAAACTGTATTGTTGACTTCCTCGAGCGGGGCCGTAGGCGGTGGTACGATGGCGGATGCAACCAAGACGCCCAGAATCCCGAATGCGATCTGTGCTGCAATTCCAGCCGGGCCTCCGATGACGTTTCCCAGAATCAAGGCGCCGGCCGATGTGACGATGGAAAGGCCCGTCGCGATCTGCGGTTTCCCGATCACGCCCGATTCCATGAGCCCCTGGGCCGGTTGGAGCTTGACTACAACAGTTTGGCCCTGTCGCGGTTTGACTAGATCGAAGAATGGTTGCAGCACTTCGTGGCCGCCAATCCAGGCCCGGACATGGGGCATCACGATTCTATGCGATTCTGGGGGGAACAGGGACCGGACAATGCCGCCAACAGTGACGCCGTGCATGGCGTCCACCGCGTTGTATCCCGGTTCAAATGGGTTTGGATAGGCCCGAACGTTTATGGGTCTCATATCCTCAAGCAGGGGTTGTGACATTCGCCAACTCCCTGTGCCGGTAGATCCCCATGATTCGCCGATGCCATTGGTTTCCGGGCAAAAGTTCCACGTGGAACGCCCCGATTGTATCGAAAATATGGAGCATCCGGTTGCCGCCGATGTAGATTCCGCAATGAACAGGATGACCAGCGAGCCGGAGCAAGAGCAAATCGCCCGGCTCAATGTCCGGGAATTCGATGGGTTGCCAAATCACGGGCCTTTGCTGTTCAGCCATAGCGCTTCGTTCCAGCGCCCTGTAATCGTCCAGGTCCGGATAGTCCACGGCGAGATCGGCTACCTCTACGCCGAATTCTTCCCGGAGCACAAGCCTACAGAGGCCCCAGCAGTCGCAACCCTCGAAGGCGGCACCCTTGGGAGTGAACGGGATTCCGATGAATCGTGAGAAGTCCATTAGAAGAGCCCCGGCCAATCGGGCAGACCCATCACCATCTGGGGCCACCCGTCTTCGTGTATCGGTTCATAGGTGCATTCGCCTGTGATGAAATGTTGATCGCGGTCGAGGTTGCGCAGCTTGTATCGGAAAGGCCCCGCTTCGATGGTGTCGGGATGCTCCCGGAGCACGATGGACATGGTGACATCAAGGGCTTGGTCAACCGACCGGAACGCTTCGGTGAACTCGCCCGTCGTGTTGTCGATCGTGACCCTCACCTTGGACATGCGTTCCCCGGTGGAATCGGGCATCTTCATGGTGAACCCGAAC